GCAGAGACGGAGTGTCAGGGTTGAAGTTCCAATCATACGTTAACTTTGGGTTGGCCGACTACAATAGCCATTTGGAGGCGAAGTTAAAGAGTGTGCAAAAACATGGTAACGCAATCAATCAAATAGACGATATACACCCTAAGGACTTGTGTCTTTATGGGGGAATGGACGTAATCCTTACGTATAGATTGAGTCACCTCCAAAAGAGAGCTATCCTGTCATGAACATCCAAGCAAACACAAAAGAAGCCGTAGAGTTGTTTCGACAGGGGAGTTTGGCATTCGCTGACATACATGAGAATGGTTTTTGTGTGGACGTTCCTTATTGTGAGAAACAACAGAAGCATTTAGAAAGAAGAATGAAATGGCTTGACAACTCCATGGGAAAAACAACCATTGGAAAAGAGTGGAGAAAGAAGTTCGGACGAATTGACTGGGAAAGTGACGACCAACTCCGATATATCCTATTTGACTACTTGGCTGAAAAGAGTACGAAGAAAACAAAGAAGGGAAACAAGAGTACGGACGCAACTGTATTGGACCGCCTTGGAAAGCAACACCCTATGCTCAAAGACCTGTCTACACGCCGCAAGTTGTCCAAGTGCCATGGTACTTTCTTAAAGGGAATAATGGAGAACCAAGTGGATGGAGTTCTTCACGGCATGTTTTCACTTATGGTGGTTAAATCATTCCGATCAAGTTCCAGCAAACCAAACTTCCAGAACTTCCCAATCCGTAATCCCATGCAGAGCAAAATCATTCGCAGGGCATTTATTCCTGACGAAGGAAATATGCTTATGGAAATTGACTTTAGTGGGGCGGAGGTACGGGTGGCGGCTTGCTACCACCAAGACCCCGAGATGATACAAGACATACTGGACCCATTGCGCGACATGCATAGAGATATGGCTATGGAATGCTACATGCTGGATCCAACCACACTGGGAGCAAAAGGTTCTAAGACTTACAAGAATTTACGATATTGTGGAAAGAACAAATTCGTATTTCCTGCATTCTATGGTCAGTATTACGCTCAGTTGGGTTTAGCTTTATGGGAAGCAATTGAGGATTTGGATTTGGTTACGGCAACGGGGCTTCCCCTTCACGAACATTTGGAGCGCAAGGGGATACGAACCTATAGTGCATTTGAGAAGCATATTGAGAAAGTTGAGAATGACTTCTGGAATAGAAGATACCGTGTGTACAACCAATGGAAAAAGAAGTGGTATAAGAATTACTTAAAGCGTGGTTACTTTGATTCCTTTACTGGATTTAGGTATGAGGGTGTGTTCAAGAGAAATCAGGTTATTAACTTCCCTGTACAGGGTTCAGCTTTTCATTGTTTGTTGTGGAGCCTAATAAGACTGAATAAATGGTTACAACAAAAACAAATGGACAGTTGTCTAATCGGACAAATCCATGACAGTATCTTAGGCGATGTTGCCCCATATGAGAAGGATGCATACATCAAGAAGGCTCTGCAGATAATGAGCAAGGATATTCAGAAAGAATGGAAGTGGTTAATCGTCCCACTCGAAGTAGAGGTGGAGGCCACTCCAATTAATGGCAGTTGGTACGAGAAAGAGGAGATTAAGATATGAAAGTGGCACAAAGAATAATATCGGCAATGACTATTCTATTTGTTGTGTGGTGCGGGATGTGTTATTGCACTTCCCAAATGAAGCCAAGCGTGGAGCAACAACAAACCGATTTTGAAAGGAACTTTGCAAAGTATCGTGTGTATAAAAAAGTAACTGGAAACCCCCACAAGCTAACCTTTGAAGAATGGTTGGTGATGGACAAGGAGAAATAAGAATGAAAGTTATACCCCAAGAAGTAACACTGTTGACTCTCACCCGCAACGCAATCAAACTCATTGAGTTCGCAGGAAGAACTTGTTACAAGTCAGAGGACAAGATAACTGACGACTCCTCCGAAGAGTTTGTCAAGATGATTCTCAAGAGGGGGCACGATTCAGTTCTTGAACATGCCTCTATGACTGTGAGAATCATCACCGACAGAGGTATCTCCCATGAAATCGTGCGTCACCGTATTGGCATGAGCTATTCTCAAGAGTCTACCCGATATGTTAAGTACGGAGGGGATATGGAATTCATACGTCCCCAGCTCAAAGACCCTGATCAACGGAAATTGTGGACCATAGCAATGGAGAACGCAGAGATGTCTTACATTGCATTGACTGATTATGGGGTCACTCCCCAGTGGGCACGGTCGGTTCTTCCCAACAGCCTGAAGACAGAAATCGTCGTCACAGGCAACTTCAGGGCATGGAGGCATTTCTTGAAGTTGAGGTTGGGTAAAGCCGCACACCCCCAAATTCGTGAAATTGCTGGCATGATTAAGGACTTTCTGCCTCCTGTTATAGTGGAGGACTTCTAATGGGAATACAAGAAGCAAAGGATGCCCTCGACACACAATCGCAATACAAGCCAAAAGGAGAATAAATAATGCCCTTACACATTGATTATCGCCCTGATGATTTCGACGAAGTCATTGGGAATGAAGGAACCGTGAAATCACTCAAGGCGGTTCTAAAAAGAAAGAGTCCCCCGCATGTCTTTCTATTCACGGGGCCTTCCGGTTGTGGCAAGACCACCCTCGGCCGCATTGTAAAAAAGTATCTGAAGTGTGACAATGCTGACTACAAGGAATTGGATATGTCCGAGAACGGGGGCATTGACATCGTAAGGGACATTCGCCGTCATATGGGAATGAGACCCATGGCAGGGGAAACAAGGGTATACTTGTTGGACGAAGTTCATGGAATGTCCCCCAAGGCCAAAGAGGCCATGTTAAAGGCATTGGAAGACACACCGTCCCACGTGTACTTCATACTGTGTACCACCGAACCACAGAAGCTCACCAAGACAATCCAAACACGATGCACCCCCTTCAGCGTTAAGCCCCTCACGTCACGGCACATTGACAAACTCCTGGAATGGGTGTTGGAAGAGGAAGAGGCTGAAGTAAGCAAGGAAGCACTTAAACAGATTAAAGAGTGCTGTGACGGTAGTGCAAGACTGGCATTGGTGTTGCTTGAAAAGGTAATCGGACTAAACCCCGAGGAACAAGCTGACGCTGTTGAAGCCGCCGTTGCCGAGGAACAGGCATTGTCAGCACTGTTCGGAGCTTACTTGAGGGCTAAGAATTGGAAACAGCTTGCCCCAACAGTTAAGGCAATAACCGATGAACCCGAGAACGTAAGGAGGTACTTGCTGGGGTGTTGTAATGGAACGCTCTTGAAGGGCAACAACAAGAAGGCATACTTGTTAATGAATGCATTGAGTGAGCCGACCTATGATATGGGCAAGGCTAAGATTACGATGGCATTGTACGAAGCAATAAACGAAATTGGTTAACGGGTAAATATTCATCGATGCTATGCGTATTACCTGTGTAACCACACAAACACAAAAGAGAGCAACTAATGACAGAAGTAACACATGATATGATTAGAAATCCACACAGAAATCCTATCAATATCAGAAAGTCACCAACGGCGGACACGCGATCTTGCGATTCAAAAGAGGTCACTAGATTACAGCTTGGGAAATCAAGCTTCCGTCACATTGAGGATGTGGATTGCGCTCTGAGTTTTCTTGAGAAGGAATTATGTAACCGAGGACACCATGCTTCTGCGAATGGCGGAAACCATGGCATTTATCATGATCATGATAAACTGTCAGATTTGGATGGCTTCCATCGTGACTTTGTGGCCGCCAACGACCGTCCATTTATTGAAGGTGAATGGTATAAAAACCACTTGAAGGCAAATCGCCATCACATCGACAAACCTGAAGGCGTTCCAGAAGATATTAACCTGATTGATGTTTTGGAACATATTGCCGATGTTGTTATGGCAGGAATGGCAAGAACGGGTGAGGTATACCCCGTGAATCTTTCCCACAAAATATTACAGAAGGCAGTTGATAATACAGTAGAGCTTCTTAAACAGAACACTGTAGTAAAGTGACCAGAACCCAAACCACAAAAGGAGAGTAACAATGGCAGAATATTCTGATGATATTCGCATTGACCCATTCAACCTTGAAGGCGAATGGTTGGAACATCCAGGCAAAGTGTTTTATTATAACGAACAACTTGCCGATGCGCGAAGAGAAATGGACGAAGTTAAACGCGACTTGGATTTGGTAGCCGCCAAGATCAATTCAAAGATTCGCCACAATCCCACGAACTACGGCCTCAAAGAGAAACCCACCAAAGACGCGGTAGAGGGCGCGCTGGCAATGGAGGACAAGTACCAAACCGCCTATACTGAGTATCTCGACGCTCGACATGAGTATGACGTCGTTAACGCCGCATGCCGCGCATTTGGTGACAGGCGCTCTGCTCTTGAGAATCTCGTAAAATTGAAACTGTCAGACATTCACTGCGAACCACGAGCATCCGTGGAGGACAAAAAGGAGCTCGACAACATAACGTCCACATCTGTTAAGGAAGAACAGAAAGAACGCAAGAAAATGAAAAGAAGAAGGAAGTAAGTAATGGCTAAGAAACGAAGCAAAAAAATGGACAAGTATCTCGATCACAAAGAGAACGAGACCGCTGGTTCCTTTGGGTATCTCAAAGGAAATCCCGACAGTTTGGAGATCAGTGCCAAAACCTTGGACGACGATGCCATTGAAATGGACATTGTACCGTACCTCGTAACACAGGACAACCACCCATTTGCAGAAGTGGATGAAACATGGTACGAGAAGACGTTTGAAATCCACAGAAACATCGGTCCGGAAGAAAAGGTCGTGATATGCCCTCGTTCGGTAGGCAAACGCTGTCCCATCTGCGAATACATTCGCGATGCTCGCCGTGATCCTTCCCACGACCCAGAGGAAATCAATGCAATCAAAGCCAAGAAGCGCCAGATCTTCAATGTCAAAGTGGGCAAGAAGATTTATGTATGGGACGTAAGTATCCATCTCTTCGGCCTTCTTCTTGACAAAACCATCAAACTGAAAAAGAACCATCGCAAACGGCCCGAACCCGAAGTAATGGACTTCTTCGAATTGGAACAAGGTCGTACGCTGGAAGTTACCTTCAAAGAGAAGAGTTTCGCTGGCAATGACTTCTTCGAGGCCATTCGTGTTGACTTCTACGAGCGCGATGAAATCGATGAGGATGTCCTGGAAAAGACCATGGACTTGGACAGTCTGTTGGTTGTCTTGGGTGAAAAAGAGTTGCGTGACATGTTCACTGGTGTTGCTTCCGAAGATGATGCTGATGACGACCAGGACGATGAGCCGAAACCCAAACGCAAAAAGCGCAAGGCCAAAAAGGAAGAAGAGGAACCCGACGAGGAAGAAGAAAAGCCAAAGCGGAAGAAACGAAAGGCCAAAAAGGAAACTGAAGAAGAGGAAGAGGAAACGAAGCCTCGCCGCCGCCGTCGCAAGAAAAAGGAAGAAGAGGAAGAGGAAACCGAAGACGAGCCCAACGACGACGAAGATGAACAGGAAGAAGAAGAGGAGGAGGAGGAAGAGAAGCCGAAGCGTAGGTCAAGACGCACACGCCGCGCCAAGGCAGAGGAAGAAGAAACTGAAGAGGAGGAAGAGGAGGAAGAGGAAAAGCCGAAGCGTAAAAAGCGCAAGGCCAAGAAGAAAGAAGACGAGTGCCCCCACGACCATGACTTCGGTGATGACTGTGAGGAACAAGACGAGTGCGAAGACTGCGACCTTTGGGAAGCATGTAAGGACGCACAGGAAGCAAACAAGTAGTTAGTTTCCTTTAGGGGAGGGTCCCAGCGGCCCTCCCTATAAGGGGAGAAGGCAACTATCGAATGTGGTTTGTGTTTGTGTGCTCCTTGTTCGATGGATGTGGGTTCGATTCCCACGCTCCCCACTAAACTTAAACGGAGATTGTGTTATGGCAAAGAAAAAGAAAATAAGTAAGTCAATAAAGAAAGAATCAAAAAACCGAAAGGCCCAAAAGAAAACGGTAAAGGAACTTGAATTCCTTTCCACTGGATGCACCCTGTTAAACATTGCTCTGTCCGACAGGTTTGACGGTGGGTATGCAAAGGGGACCCTAGTAAACCCCATAGGGGATAGTTCAGCGGGTAAGACACTCTTGGCCCTTACCACCTTTGCAGAAGCATGTGTGGATCCGGCCTTTGACGATTACCAACTAATCTATGATGAT